TGACCAATTCTCGTTTGTAACCAACGAGAGGTTACGGTTTTACCTTCTTCATTTTCATCGTCAAATGTACGCAAGACCAATACCTCATCAAAAAAGTATGGTATTTGCGTTGGCAGTTTAGCGCCAACCATCATCGGCTGATAATGAAACATGCCCGAAGATTCATCGCGTTCCCTACTTTGTTTAGCGATAAATACCACGTGCATCGGAAGGTCCCTAAATCTACGCATCGTTTTAATCATCACTTCGATGACCTCTCCGTACGCACGTCTAGGATCTTTGCTTTTTGCCTTCTCTTGCGACAATAAAATTTCGGCCATTTCTGTCACACTATCTAAGCAAACAGTTTCATAGTTCAAAGTTTTATTCTCTAAGAGCGAAGCAATTTCTTCTATTTCAGAAGCTTCCTTAACCTCAATAGCATCAAGGTCAGGAGCATCTTTAATAGAAAGTAAACCACTCTCCATACTAACGACCAATGTTTTACCAGGTGCCGTTTGACAGAGTGTAGTTTTACCCGCACCACTTTCACCGTAGACCAACAGCTTCGCGCCTTGCTGTTCTACAAGTTGGTTTGGGGTTTTAATACGATCTTTTATACTATCGTTCATATTACTTTCTCCAAAAGTTGTTAATAAAAAAGTTTTCGTTTACAATGTGTTGAAAACTTAATTAATACGTATTGTAAACATGAACAAAGCAAAAAACAAGAACCAATGGAAGATAAATTATCTTTATCGTCAACAACAACTATTGGAGAAGGACCTGATGACTTTATACCAAGAAGGACTGGAACCAGAATATAAGGAGCGTGAAGTGGAACGAATAACACTAAAACAGTATATTGAATTTATAGGGATAGAACCAGCCGCAGAATTATTTGGCTGCTCTACGCATGCAGCAAAAGCCTGGAGGTATGGCAATAGACAACCCTCTATTGAACAGGCTAAAAAAATAATTAAAGCCTCTAACGGAAAACTAGATTTTGAAGCAATATTCGGCTCGATTGAAGAGGCTGATGAGAAAACGGTTGAATAGTGTTAGACGTCAAAGCATCTGCGCAGGATTCTGCGTTGGAGCTTGCTCTTGCTTACGCGGAAAGTGGCTACACGCCAGTACCATTATTAAGACATAATAAAGTACCACCCAAAGAACTCGGGGGGTGGCAACAATACAAAGAGCGACAACCGACGACGGAAGAAATAACTCGGTGGTTTAAAGACCGCGATGATTTAGTCGTAGCTTTAATCTGCGGTAAATTCATAGTGGTTGACGCAGACACACCAGAAGCCTGTATATGGGCAGAAAAGAATTTACCAAACACTCCTTGCAAAGTAGTTACAGGCAAGGGGATGCACTACTACTATAACAACCCAGAGAACTACACTACTTACGTAGCGAGAAGAACAGACACGTCAGATCCCGCAAAACTTATTGATATAAGAGGAGTGGGTGGATTAATTATTGCTCCTTATAACATTCACGCAACTGGGGCCATATACGAACCAAAATTTTTAGACGGGTGGGATTGGCATGACACCAGCGATTTGCCTGACTTAACAAAAGAACATTGGGTGATGATTACGGGCGTTGACAAAGTTAACGGCAAATCAATTACATCACCTTTCTCAATAGAAGGTGTAGTACAAGGAAGCCGTAACGATAGCGCGGCAAGGTTAGCTGGGAATCTAATAGCTAAGAACGTCAGTATAGAAATGGTGGAATTTTTTGTTCAATCTTGGAATCAACAGAACAAACCCCCCTTACCAAGATCGGAAATATCTACTACAGTTAACTCTATATTAAAAACACACGAAAGAAAGAACCAACAGGCTCCAGCTTTTATACAACGCACTTACAACGTGAAAGAACCAACCGATTTATACAACCCTCCAGGCATTATTAAAGATGTGTATGACTATTCGGAAAAAATAGCGCAGATACCGCAACCAGCTTTATCCATGCAAACATCACTTGCGCTCGGTTCAGTAGCGCTTGGAAGAATGTATAGAACGGATATGAATAATTTTAGTTCTATGTTCTTTATGTGTATTGCAAAATCAGGGCAAGGCAAGGAAAACGTAAAGACAGTAATGGAATCTGTTTTAGACGGAGCTGGGTACGCTGACATAATGGCTGGTGACGGATACACCTCAAGTGGTGCCGTATATAGTTTATTGCGTCATAAACCTACACACGTGACCGTAATGGACGAATTTGGTAAAAGGCTAGAGTCTATATCAAAATCAACCAATTCAAATAAAGAGGACGCTATACAGGTCCTTATGGAGACGTGGGGGCGTTGTCATGGAACGATTAGGCCAGATAACTACTCTATGATGACTTTGACTCAAAAACAGCAACAGGAGGCTCTAGATCGCTCTACAATCAAACCAGCTATAACGTTGGTCGGTATGTCTGTACCAAGAAACTTTTACGGAGCTTTATCAACAGGACGTATCGTGGACGGATTTTTAAATCGTTTTATAGTGGTTGAATCTAAATTACCCAGAAGCGTTAGCCGAATGGTCCCTTTCGTAGAGCCTTCTCACGCTATATGCGAGTGGGTTCGTAAAGTTAGAGAAACCAAAAATGAAATTGAGCAGATTGCTAGGGATAATTCAGAGGTAGATTTTAAACAACGATTAGTAAAATTTGATGACCATTCTAAAGATCTACTTAATAAACTTGCTTATGAATTGGTCGATCAACAAAATAAATTAGAAAAAGACGGTTTAGAAGTATTACTGTCTAGAACCAGAGAGAAGGCCATGCGTTTAGCTTTAATATGCGCAGTAGCAGAGAATCCATATACCAATGTAATTAAAGGTGATATAACCCAATGGGCAATAGATTATGTTTATTACTACGATCAGGTAATGGTAGCTACGTGTGAAGATAAAGTGGCTGGGTCTGAAATGGAAAGCCGTATTAAACAGGTGTTGAGTTTTATCAGGACGCAAGGAGAAATGGGTATTAGTCGTCGTGATATAGACAGGCGAGAATTGTTTAGATCAATGAAATCTTTTGAAGTAAAAGAAATAATTAATCGTTTGATGAACGCTGGAGAGATACAAGAAAAAGACGTACGAGTAAAAGCAACAGGGCGACCTATGAAAAGAATAGTCGCTATAGATCCTAATTTTTTCGATGACTAAAGAGACAAAAAGAATGATTTATGAAATGGCATCTATTTGGTTTTATATGTTAATGCTATTAACAATTTTAACAGCCAGTGTAATTTTAGCGCCATTTATCTTTTTACATCGTATATATAAACACATATATGAAGGAGTTATTTATGAACGCGAAACCGAAGATGGAAACGATCAGCGATCAAAAGCGCGAGGAGCGCGTCGCTGGATTTATAGAAGGATTATGGGGCGTAAGATGTCATAAGTTACCAGTTAGTTACGGCTTAGATTATTGGTGTGAAAGCCAAGAAAGTTCTTTCTGGCTAGAAGTTAAATGCCGTAGTTTTGGTATAGATAAATACGATACCTTGTTATTAAGTGCTTCTAAATTACGAATGGGAGCTGCGTTATCTTTGGCAACTAATAGGCCATTTGTTTTAGTATTTGCAATGACTGATAGTGTGTATTCACACACTTGGGATAAAGACAAAATCTACGACGTGCGTTTCGGTACGATAGCAGAACCGCAATTGCCAGAAGATTCAGAACCGTACGTACATTTAAGTAAAGAGGAATTGGTTTGTTTATCTGAACACCCGTTAGGGTTTGATCGGGAAGAATTGGGACTTACTTAAACTAAACCAGCTATACCAGCTCGTCTAGCAGCTATATCTTCGTTAGCTATAGATCCACCCAACAAACTTCTGCTTATGGGCATTTGATTAGGTTGCGTAAGTGCTATTGGTTGGACTTTTGGTATTTCTAAACCTCTACTAATTGGTTTGGCTACTTGATCTATTATCTGTTTTGTTTGTTCTCTGAGATTAGGAACTTGCTCTATAACCCCAGAATCTCTTAGATTTCTTTCAACATCTTCTGCTCCTTCAGCAGTGCTTCTGCCTAAAGTTGAAAAGCCACCCAGTCTAATTGCTTTTTCTACTGCGTCTAAAACTTCACCCATCGCAGTTTTATCTGTTCTAGACATCAAGCTTACTATTCTTGGATTAGCAAACAGTGTTTTATAGATTGTTAATGTCGCAACTGTAGGTAATAGGTTTAAGTTAAAGAAACCTGCGGCAAGCGTTCCTGCTACAATTGAACCAGCTCCAGTTTTTTCAGCTCCTGATACTGTAACATTCATCGCTCTTGCAAATCCTTTAAGGGCCATTTTTAAATCTTTACCAAACATCGCCTCTAGTGTTTCATCTCCGTAAGAATCTAAAGCCCTTTGAAAGTTACCAGGTTTAAATATTTCTGTTAAGTCTGACCCTCCTGGCGTAACTCCTTTCTTAATCAATTGCTCTAATGCTTCATCTTGCACATTTAAAAAAGCTTCTTCAGTCACTTGATTTTTAACTTGATTAATGGAAGCCGCGCTGTTGGGCCTAAATACAACTTGAGCTATTGTTTCTGGCGTAGCGTTTTCTACGTTGGTTAAAATTTTTGATTGCTCAAATCTAAGCAATTCATCACTTGCTTTTGCTTTGGTTTCTAAAGTTTCTAAAAAACTATTAAATCCAGGTCCAAATTCCCCACCAGCATTTAATCTTATGTCGTCGGCTAATTTTGCTACTTCTTCTGGTCTTAATTTAGGACTGTATTTATTAAATTGATTTAAAACAGACATCATCTTTTCGTAATTTTGGCCCAGCAATGGTCTTAATGTAGATCCATATTGAGTAATATTCTTTACGTATTTTGAAGGATTAAAAACACCAGTAACAGGATCAGTTGCTGTATCAACAGCGTCCTTGAAAAGCCTTCTCGTTAATTCTGTTTTTAATTTTTCAGCTTTTACAATTTGAACAGGAGGCCCTGCTTGCCCCTGACGTAAACCGCCTCTTGTTAAAGCATTTAGAACATTTTGCATACCAGTGGCATCATTTTTTGTCAGTATGTGTCTATAAACATCTGGAGCAAGAACTGCGTTTCGTTGTGAATCTGTTATTATTTTTTGAGTAATTTGATTATTAAAAGGTTCCATATCTTTAAAATATTGAGCATTTATATTTCTTAGTCTTTCAACCGTTTGTTTTAATACGCTTTGTTGCGGAGTGGCTAAAAGCCTACCCTCGTATAAAAGTTTATTTGGTGCATCTGTAATAATATCATCTACTTTTTTTAAAACTGCACTCAAAAATTCGCCCGTTTTCCCACTTACTAACCCACTAGCTAATTGAGTATCAATTAAAGCAGAACGTATCTCAATTAAATCACTTAATGTTGCACCGTCTTTGTATGCTCCTTTTTGAATCTCTTTACTTAAACCTTGCAAAACACCAAGATCAGTGTCGTCTTGTCTATATTTAAGCAGCGGACTTTTACTCTTCAATACATCGTCTATGTATTTACCTACACCTGTCAAGTCGGCTTTTATTCTTCCTTCAAAACCTTGATTTATTTCAAAATTTCTAATTGCGCTAAAGGCATCATCGTAATCTGCTCTGAAATTATTTATCATTGATTTATAAGAGTTTTTCATTGTGTCTTGCACACTCTTACCTAAAGCAGCGCTGTCCATTGCTTCCATAATAGGACCAAAGCTCCCTGTCTCAGAAGATAGATCTCCCATCATTTTATTAAGGTAGTTTGATACGTCTTTTTCAGCTGATTTTAATTTATCTCTAGCTATCCTTATTTCACCTGATGCAGCGCCCGTTCCTTGAAAATTAGAAAATTCTTTTGCGGCGGCTCTTTTTGCTGCTAATTTTTCTTGTAATTTTGCTAGTGCTGCCATGTTGTAATTTATAAGACCTCTTTCTCTACCTTGCTTACCAGCTATAGTCTCACCAATCCCTTGCATCCTTCCTGGTATGGCTCTACCTAAAAACTGTTGACTGACTGCGCCTTTGGAA